AATAGATTATAATGGGAAAGAGAAAATATACTTTTTAAGTATTGTTAAAATAGAAACTAAAATAGTTAATATTGACTCTCCACTAGACATGATTACTATTAAGTCTATAGGCTATGGAACTGATCCACAAGATAAGGGAATAGGTAAAGCATTCACTTATGCAGATAAATATGCCTTATTAAAAGCATTTAGAATTGAAACTTTAGATGATGAAGAACAAAGAGTTGGTGCTGTTATTATTGGGGAAAGGAAATCAGAACAAATTAAAAGGGCCACTGAAGCACAGGTAAAAGAACTTTGTACTCTTGTTGTTAAAGCCGGTAGAGACAGTGTTAAAGCAGAAGGTTGGGCGAGGAATGCTCCTGCAGAAGCTGTTATAAATGAAATAAATAGATTAAAAGCAGAATAGGGGAGTTTATGTTAAATAAGATAATATTAATAGGTAATGTTGGTAAGGATCCGGTTTTTTCACACCTAGCAACAGGGGGATCTGTTTGTAAATTTACGCTTGCCACTAGCGATAAGTATAAAGACAAAAGCGGAGTATTAAGAGAGAAAACAGAATGGCACAATATTGTTACCTTCGGGAAATTGGCCGAAACTTGCAATCAATATATCACTAAAGGGAAAAAGATATATGTAGAAGGTAAGATTTCTTATTCTTCATTTGAAGGGAAAGACGGATCAAAAGTAAATTATACTTCTATTAATGCAGTAAGTGTTCAATTTCTAGATGGAAGAACAACAAGTGAGCAAACAGAGGCAAGTGGCCAAAGCGCATTTGATAATGCTCTTAAATTAGCAAATCAAATTACTAACGATGATCGTCTTAATGACACGTTGTCGAGAGTTACCCAGCAAGAAATAGTCTTTGACAGAAACTTTACAGAAGGAGATATCCCATTCTAACCTTGTCAAGATTTTTATTGAGGCGTTACAAGAAAGTATGCTAGAATAATTTATGGAAGATCCTTTTTATTTAGGAGGTTCACCATGAGTAAGAGCGAGATTATTGATATTCAAATAGAAAACGAGCAATTGAAGTATAAAAACAGCTTATTACAAGAAGAAATTGCAAAGCTAGAAGCACTTAGCAGGCGGCTTGAACTTGAAAAGATAAACTTAATTACTATTAAAAGTGAATATGAATATCTAAAACAAGCAGCATTTCAAACAAGCGGATATTAACTTGCTAAAGAAGGAATGGTTTATTAAAATGGTTTTAAGGTGACCATATTTAAACCTTCTTTAGGGGAACTGTCCATGGATGGACTACCCTTTACCGAGATTTATGGAAGAAAAAGAAGAATCAATTACCGAATCAATATGTCATTATCTACACTTTAAAGGCGGCTTAGTTGTTAGAATCGCCCCATCTGGGTTTTTCAAAAACGGTAGAATGTTAAAACATAAGTCTAAGTTTATAAGAAGAGGTGTTCCAGATATCTTATACTGGCATAACGGTAAGTCTTATGCTTTTGAAGTTAAAAAACCAATCGAGCATAGATATATTTTAAAACATGGTGAAAGAATAATGGCGACTCCCAGAATGAACTTGAATAAAAAACAGATTCATATAAGAGAGCAGATTTTAATTGTTAGAGAGTTAGTTAAGCAGGGTGCAATAGCGTCTTTTGTTTCTAGTATTGATGATGTTAAGAAATTAATTGAGAAGTGATTTACTTTTAGCTCATATTAAATTAAAATTAAATCTCATAATCAACTCTCGTTTTTCAACCTAAGAGGGGCAGGATTTTTTGGTTAATCTTGTCCCTTTACTTTTCTTTCGATCTATTCAATAATTTTAATACCAACTTAACTCAAGGATGAGAAGTGAGAGACAGTAGCGCAACAATTGAGAAATATAAAATCAAGGGCAAGGTTTTCGCAACTATTGATGATATTGCAAAAGAATATAAAGTGTCCCATGGAACAGCAAGTAAGTGGATCACAAAGCGAATGACTTCTAGTGGTGATTTTATTCGAACAATAACAATAATCCTTGACGAAAGAGGAAGAGAAATAGATCCGAAAGACTTTGCTAAAACTAGGTGAGGGAATACATGAATAAAGCAGAAAAAATTGAAATGGTAGATGTCGATTTAATTATCCCATGGAATAAAAACGCAAATAAACATTCCGATGAACAGATCGAAAGACTAGGGAAGTTGATTCAACACTCTGGCTTCAGAGATCCCTTGTTTGTTTCTAAGCGTTCCGGTTATTTAATTTATGGCCATGGTAGACTACTATGCACAAAGAAAATTGGATTGAAAGAAGTTCCAGTAATTTATCAAGACTTCAAAGATGAAGCGGAAGAATTCCAATTCTCGGTCTCGCATAATGCGATAGCTAAAGACTCTTGGTCAACGCTTGATCTAAGCATGGTTAATGCTGAATTACCAGAGTTAGGGCCAGACTTCGATTTAGATATGCTGGGAATAAAAAACTTTACGCTTGATTTGAATGAAGATTTCGATATGGATGATGAACTAAGCGATGACCTTAATAAAAAATATATTCTCGAAATTACTTTCCCAAACGGAGAAGAACTTGCTGATATTCGTGATGACTTACTTTCTCGTGGTTATATCGTAAAGGAAAAATAAAATGAGCAACTATGGAATTCCATACATGGGAAGCAAGGCAAAGATTTGTGAAAAAGTTTGCAGATTATTTCCAAAGGCAGAGAACTTCTATGATCTTTTTGGTGGAGGATTTTCTATAACTCACTTCATGTTAAAGCATAGATCAAAAGAATATAAGCAATTCCACTTTAATGAAATACGTCCTGGCGTTTGTGAATTAATTAAAGATGCAATCGCAGGTAAATATAATTATAAAAACTATCAACCAGAATGGATTTCACGAGAAGAGTTTTTTAGAAGAAAAGAAACCGATGCTTTTGTGAAAATAATTTGGTCATTTGGGAACGCCGGAAAGGGCTATCTATTTAGTAAAGACGTTGAACTCTACAAAAGATCAATGCATAATGCTATTGTGTTTAATCAGTTTGATGAGAAAGCGAAAAAAATCTTAGGTATGGAAAAGTTTAGCGAAGGGTATTCGATAACAGATAAAAGAGTGTTGCTAAGAAACAGGATAACTGCTTTAAATAAGGGGAAAAGCCAAGGAGAGATCAAGCAACTCCAGCAACTCCAGCAACTCGAGCGACTCCAGCAACTCCAGCAACTCCAGCAACTCGAGCAACTCCAGCAACTCGAGCAACTCGTTTTCTATAATGGGAGTTATGCGGATGTCCCGATAAAAGAAAACTCAGTGATATATTGTGATCCACCGTACAAAGGGACAGGGGACTATGGGAATAATTTCAATACCGAAGCCCTTCTAGACTGGGCACGTGAACAGAAAGAACCGGTTTTTATCTCAGAGTACAATATAACCGATAGTAGATTTAAAAAAATTGCAGGGTTTAAAAAGAGGTCAATGATAAGTTCAGACAAAAGTAACACCTTAATAAAAACAGAGGGCGTTTGGACAAATATCGCTGGCTATAAAAGACTATTGGAGAAAAAATGAAATATTCAGACTATATCTTACGTTGCGCCAAAGAAAAAGCTAAGTTCGAATACTCCCGGTTGAGTGAAAAAGAAAAGAAGAAAACTAGTGTAGCAAGAATAACAGTTGAGACATTTATGGACCATGTCGATTTTTTATATAGACAAAAAACTAAACCAGTGGTTAAATAAAATTATCAAGGAATATTCTATGCCAGTATTCAAGAGAGAAAAAGACATTGAAAGTTATGTTTTTAACAATCTTGAAGAAATTCTAAATATAGAAATAATTAAAAAAAAGCGACAATGCCCCCCGTGTTGGCCATATTTAAAAGATATTGAAGGGAGTTATTGCTTTGGGTTCCCAAATCATACATTTTCATTTATTGGCCTTAAGCGATGTGACATATTAGCAGTAGATTCAGAACATACATTACACATAATTGAGGTAAAGTATTGCTATAGCAACAATGGTAGTTGGGGAGAATTTGCTAAAGCTATAACACAACTGCTTGAGTATTATAGATTAGCTGTGGGGAGTGAAATTTTTGAGTACAATAAAATAAAACTATATATCATATCGAATAGGGACCATGTGGATGTCCACCGGTTAATAGAGTTTTATAATATGCCGATAAAAGTAATTATCTGCGGAGAAAATAAATAAAAAGGGTTTTTATGGCTACAAAGATTGAAATAGATTGGTCAAAATTAGAGGGGCTTGTTTCAGTTGATGCCTGTTTGCCGGCCTGTGCGCAGTTGTTAGGATGTAGCGAAGACACAATAGAAAGAAGAATCAAAGAAAGCTATAATTGTACCTTTGCCGAATATAAATCAAAACATCTAAAAGCAACGGTTGTTAAGCTTAAAAATAAAATGATTTCCAAAGCATTAAAAGGTGATAATGTTTGTCTTATATTCGCTCTTAAAAATTTATCAGATTGGCAAGACAAGCCGGAAAGCAAACAAGAGATTAAAGACATAGTCGTAGCAATCAAAGAGTTTACAAAGGAATAAACGGTGCCCGAAATTGAATTAGCATTGTTTCCAAAACAGATTGAGTTTTTACAATCTAAGGAAAGAAGCGTGCTTTTGCAATCGGGCATCGGCTGACTTCGCTTTGGTAAATCTTTCATAGGCGCTTTATGGATCGTACTAGAAGCACTTCGATATAAGAATAAAAAAGGACTTGTTGTTGCTAGAGATTTTCCACAGTTAAAAATGGCAACAATGGTAGAGCTAAAGAAAGTTATGGAAATGCTGGAATTAGCAGAAGGGGTTCATTATGAATGGAATCATTCTTCTAACGATATTGTTTTCTTTAATAACACTGTCCTCTATTGTCGTGGCGCTAATAATTACGATTCAGCTTTCAGGGGTGGGAATATCGCATTTATACTTGCCGATGAAGGAGATTACTACAAGGCAGAAGCTTGGGCCACTCTTAAAGGGCGGCTTAGAGACTATCCAGAATTACTTAGAGTCACATCTTCACCAAAGGGGTATAATCATATTTGGGAAGACTTCTTTCAAAAAGCAAACGAAACAAGAAAAGTTATTATTGCAACTACGTACGATAATCCGACACAATCGCCTGAATATATTGAAGACTTGAGAAACTCATACTCTCCAAGACTATTTGAACAAGAGGTATTGGGCAAACGCCTTAGAATAAATGTGGGTAGCGTTTATAACGAATTCAACAGAGAAAACCATGTTAAAGATTGCAGAGAAGCTTTTACTGATAGCGATCAGTTATATTTTTTCACTGATTATAATATCGCTAATTATTGTGGGATCTATATGTTTTGTCGTAATGGGATCGTTTATGCGATTGGTGAAGAACACCTAACATATGAAGGGACTAGAGAAATGGCAAGCCGGATATTAAGTAAGTATGCCCACAAGAGAGCTGTAATTGTCTGTGGTGATAGTGCTGGAAATAATAAGCGAGATGTAGCAGCGGACAAAACAAACTACCAGATATTTGAGGAAGTCTTAGGGAAAGGGTCAACTAAACACGTTACTAATCCACCGATAGAGCAAAGAATCATTTCTGCTAACTCTAACCTCTATCATAAAAGAGTAGTGATTGATCCCTCTTGTAAAACATTAATAAAAGATTTAGAATTGTTAGCATGGAAAGAAGGCGGCAAGGAAGTCGAAAAAACTATAGACCTATCTCACGCTAGTGATGCTTTCACATACGGGCTATGGTATTTCTTGCCAGTAAGACCAGAGGTGAGAAAGAGCAGAAATATTCAGCTTTAAGCAAAGGATTGCTATGATTGACATTGATCTTGTATTAAAAAAAATTAAAGACAACCAAGAGAATTTTGTAGTTAATAAAATGCTATTCGACATACTAGAAGGGCAATTGTTTGACAAGGTTGATAACGCTCTTAGAAATTCTTATATCTCTACTAGGGCGTATAAAGTAGCATCAAGGCAGATAGCCCCAATTAACATAATTGCACAAATAACAAATAAACTTTCTAAGATCTATAGCACAGGTGTTGCAAGAGTTGCGAGCAATCAGACAGATCAGGAAATAATGGATTACTATGTTAGCGAAATGAATTTAGATGCAAATATGTCAGAAGCAAATAGATTCTACAACACTATGAAATCATCAGCAGTAGAACCATATTTAAATAACAGAAACCCAAAGGTGAGAGTAATCGCTCCTCATCAGTTTATCCCAATTTCTTTTAATGTTACTACTCCAAATGAAATGGATGGCTTTGTTAAAATAATTAATGAAGATCTAATGTTCATATACACAAATGAAAAGTTTATTGCCATTAACGGTAATGGTGAAAAGATTAATGAATACTCTCAAGATGAAATTAACCCATATGGTGTAGTCCCTCAAACCTATATTAATAAGTCAAAACATTTATTAATTCCATATGCAGATAAAGACTTATTACAAATGGGACTGATAGTTAATATTAAACTAGCTAACTTAATGTATGCTGTTCAATATCAAACTAACTCAATCATATATGGGATCGATCTTAATATAGAAAAGCTTGAACTTAACCCAGATAACTTTTGGGATCTCCATACTTCCGGTGATGGTAAAAAGCCTGAAATAGGAATGATTAAACCAGAGGTTGATATTGATCAAGTCTTAACTCTAATTGAAAATGTTATTGAGAAATTTCTTAATAGCAGAAATCTTAGAGGGAATGGCGTTGCAGAAGTCTCCACCAGTGGTATAGCTCTTCAAATTAAGAACATCGACACTACCGAAGATAGAAAGGAACAAATAACTTATTTTACAAATGTTGAAAAAGAACTTTGGCAGAAAATTAAAGTAATGCACAACTACTGGGCAGATGCTGGATTAATCGATGAGCCAAGAAAGTTCTCTAACGAGTTTGACCCAATGATTTCTTTTGCTCCTCCCCATCCAATTGAAACTAGAAGCGAAGTTGTTTTAAGAACTAAAGATTTATTGCAACTTGGTTTAATCACTAAGCAAATGGCATTAACAGAAATATTTCCTAATAAAGGCCAAAATGAAATAGAAGAAATGTTAAAGCAATTAGAACAAAGCGAAATTATCAGGGTGGAAAATTTTGCCAACGAAACATCAGAAGTTTAAATTCTCAATTGATCCTCGCTATTCAAGGGAAGAAAAAGAGCTGATTGCTCAAGATGTTATAGACTACATTGTTAAAAGGACAAAGCAAAGAAAAGATAAGAATGGAGACGAGATGGCAGGCTATTCAAAAGCCTATGCCAAGTCACCAGAAGCACAAGCTGCTGGCAAAAAAGTAGGGCAAGCTGCTAACTTAACTTTAAGTGGTGATCTTCTTTACGCGCTTGGAGAGTATAAAAAAATAGGTAAAAGCTATATAGAAATAGGATATGAAAAAGGATCAGAAGAGAATGGTAAAGCTGATGGCAATATAAGGGGAACATACGGAACTAATATCCCAAACCCAAAAAAAGCAAGAGACTTCTTGGGGATTAATGAGAAAGAATTAAACTCAATCCTAGCAGACTATCCAATCGATGAAGATGAGCCAGAAATAGTAAGTGCTGTTGCTCAACAAATAACTGACAAAACTGCAAAGACAATAGAAGCAAATCTACTAAAGGCAGTAATAGAAGCATATGGACTTGAATAAAGAACTATTAAAAAAACTTCAAGATAGTAGCCAGTATAAAGACCTTGCTGAAGAACTTGCAACAATGATTCGTGTTAGAGTTAGAAAAGGATATGGTGTAGACGATCACCTAGGAAAAGAAGAGAAATTTAAACCACTAAAAGAATCAACAATTAAAGCAAGAAAAAGAATGAAAGCAAGGGGAGATCTCCTCACTGGTGAAGGAGTAAGTAGAAGCAATCTGACTGCCACTGGGGAAATGACTGATGCAATATCTGGTAAAGCAGAAAGAGGACAACTCTCCATCTATATGAAAGGAAAAAGAAATCAAAACCTTTCTGCATACCACGAAGTTAAAGACAGACCATTTTTCCACATTTCAGAAAAAGAACATAAAAAAATTATGAATTTAATAAGAGCAAGGGTTAAAGAAATAATAAGATCCTTGCAATCAACCAAAAAATAGGAGATCATAAAAATGGACGAACAAGGTGTTAGTGACACGGCCGAGACCGTTCGGGACGAATCGGCAAACAAACAAGAAACTATTGCATACGATACGCATAAAAAACTTTTGAATCAGCGAAAAGCAGATCAAGAGCGAATGAAAGCAATGGAGCAACAGTTGAATGAGTATAAACTTGCACAAAAATCTATCGAAGAACAAAAAATGGTAGAGCAGGGGAAATACAAAGAATTAGTCCAAGAAAGGGAAAAAGAACTTGAGGCCATTAGACAAGAGAATCTTAGTTATAAAAAATCTTTTGATAAGGCCATTAAGATTTCCGCTTTCAGAGAAAAACTAGGCGGCATCATTGAAAATAGCGCATACTATGATTTTGTAAACGTAGATGCAATTATCATTGAGCCAGAAACAGGAATGGTGGACATGGCAAGTGTAGACGCAGCAGTTAATCAGTTTAAGAAAGAGCATCCAAGACTATATACCCCGAAAACGTCAAGGACTCTACCAACTGATGCCCCTGCCAATACTATATTGCAGCATTCACCGAAAAACAAAACGGAATTTGCTAACGCTTTAAAGGATGAACTTTTAAAGCAATTTAAGTAAGGAGTACACAAATGGCAGATGCAATTTTTGGTAGTACAGAATCTACCGCCGTATCAAATGCGAAAATCGCTACCTTGGTACAGTCATATTTAATTCAAGAATCTAAGTTGTTACCTTTAGTAACTGATTATTCTTCTCTTGTTGGCCCCGGTGCTAAATCAATCGCTCTTCCAAGAAGCGGTGGATTCACTGTTGGTAACAAGTCAGAAAACACTTCTGTTGATGCACAAATAGTAACATACGCAGCAGATACTATTAATCTAACAACTCATAAAGTTATTCAATTCCTAGTTGAAAAATTTGCAAGCAGACAAGCTGCTCCAAATATCATTAGCGATATGTTAATGAAAGCTGGAAAAGATATGGCCTATGCAGTTGACCAGTTAATCGCTGCTCAAATTTTAGCAGGCCCTTCATCAGCGGCCCCAGACCATATTATTGATTTCAATGATGGAACTAATAACGATGTTGAACTAGCTGACATCTTAAATATCAGAGCATTATTGCAAGCACAAAACATCGACGTGGCAGAGTGCTTCCTAGGTGTTCACCCAGCTAAAGAAAAAGATATGTTAAAGTTAGATAACTTTATTGACGCTTCTAAATGGGGCAGCAATGAGCCTATCCTTAACGGCGTAATTGGTAAAGTTTATGGACTAAAAGTAATCGTATCAAACGTATTTGAAAACGATTCTTTAGTTGCATGGCATCCAACAGCAGTAGGATTTGCCTTCGGACAAAATCTTGTAATTCAAGAGCAACAAGATCTTGCTAATTTAGCTACTAGATATTCACTAGATTTTATCTGTGGTTGTTTAGGTGGTTTAGATTCAGGGAAAAGACAAGTTCTTGTAGAGCCTGTTTAATTTTAATGAAGGAAGAGGGGAAAATTTTTCCCCTCTTATTTGCTTATGGAAAAACCAAATTTAATACCGCACTTTGTAGAGGCCAACACAAAAGAAGAACTTGTCAGAAAAATGTTAAAAATAAACTTAGAGAAGAACGCCTTCCATCGATTCTTTGACATACAAAAAACTGATGAAGGATGGATAGCATGGTATTATAGGAGTGTAACTTTATATGAGCAAAACACTTAAGGACTTAGAAAAAGACAAGTTTGACGTAGATGACGAAGGGAATACAATAGTAAGAACCTCTGCTAAAGGGGTTTTTAAGTTTTCAGGATTAAATACAGGTGGGAAAGTTACAGCAGTAGTGTTGAATGATTCTACTTGGTCAGCACTGCCTACTACTGCTTTATCAAATAGAAATGCCATATCAATACAAAATAGATCAGGCCATGAGATTAAACTCAATTATGATAATTCAGTAGTTGGCTATGTTGGCATGACGATTTCTAACGGAGAAGAAAGACAATATGATATTACTGATGCTATTGTTATATATGCTAAAGCGATATCAGGGACTACACCAACAATAATGGTAGAAGAGATTGCATAAATGGCAATTATAAGAAGTAAAGATTTAGGAAGTTTTATTTCGTTGACTGATACTCCGGATAGTTATGCCGGACAATCAGGTAAATTCGTAAGAGTAAATGTTAGCGAGAACGGTCTAGACTTTACCACCAGTGCAGCTTCACCGGTTTGGAATAAGGAAATAATTTCAATTTCTGCTGGAATAACTGAATCATCAAGTGAAATCGTTGGTGCGTCTTTTGTAAAGTATTTCATATTAGCAGAGGGAAATAGTAATGCATATGCCTTTGAAATGAATGTTTTCAATGCAAGTGGAAATGCATTAGACTCTATAAGTAATAAAATTGGTTCTATGGCAATATCTGTAATTTCACAGATAGGTATTCAAGGACCATACATTGAAATAACTAATAACGAGCTATATAATATAACTGTGACCATAACATATATGGGGAACTAAATATCAAGGAGGGTATTTAAATGGCAAGAGATTTTTTTAGGATTGAAAAAGGGATTGCGGTAACTACAGAAAATGGTAATACCGGAGTACATATCCTTTTTGGTGCAGACCTACCCGGAAGCTTGGCACAAGAAAACAATGCTGAGGTTGGGTCAATTTATCAACGAACTAACGGAGAAATATATTATAAGAAAACTGCTGGCTCTGGTACAGATAAGTGGGTACGATCAGCAACAACTGATGATATTACAGCATTAGACTTTAGATCAAAGGCATTGGTTGTAACCGCAGAAGTAGAACCGGGGGAACTTGGAACTATTGATTTTAGTTCTGCACAATACTCTGATGACGATACACCTTATTTAGGTGCTTCTGACCATACTCTAGGTGACTATATCTTATTTGGTGCGGGTGGGACTGAGGTAGCTTACCGAGTTGTAGATATTACAGGAGATGTTGTTACATACTCTAAAGATGCTGCACACGCTACCTACCCAGTACAGGCCCTTGCTGATGGTGACTTTTTCGTAGTTGCCAACTACTTGCCAGATTCCCCAAATGACCAAGAAGGACAAGCATTAATTCAATATAGAAGTGCTGAGGGATACATTAAAGTTGGTGACGTTAACTGGGATTTTGCTACAGGTATTAACTTAAGTTCTAACTACACACCCGGTACAGGTAACGTAACAACTTCTGACAGTGTTGAGAGCGCACTAGAAAAAATTGATGGTAACGTAGACAACCTAACTGCCACAGTAGGAGTTGCTCAAGGAGATTTAAACTTAGGCGTTTTTGCTGGTACAATTATTTCTGATAACGTATCTGTTAAGACTGGAATGGGCGAGTTAGAATCTGACCTTGAAGATTTGCAAACAGCAATTGGAATTAGTGCTGGTGCAACTAACATGGGTACTTATACAGGGACTATTATTCCTGACAATGGTACTGCGAAACAAAACATTCAAGCGTTAGAGACTGACCTAGATGCTATCCAAACACTAACTGGCGTGGCCGCTGAGTCGACTGATCTTGGAACTTTCACTGGCTCAACTATTGCTGACAATAGCGACATTAAAGAAGCACTTCAAGACTTAGAAACTGGCATAGAAGGGATACAATTAGCGACTTCTGCTACTGGCGTAACAACTGCCGTAACGCTTGATAGTGTTTTAGTGGATAACGTAATTGGGTGCGAGTGGTTAATCAATATTAGTTTGGACTCTAACCCAGCACAAAGAATTATGTATACACTATTAGCTACTCACGATGGTACAGCAAGTGCTGATGCCTCTAATGTTGATGAGAGTGTATTTGGAAAGTTAAAAATAGGTGCAAACTTTAACTACAATGTAAGTGTTGATTTAAATGGAAGTGCTGGTACTCAAGTAATGAGATTAAGAGTAAGTGCTTCTGCAGGTATTACAGTAAGAGCTATAAGAAGAGCTATAAACTTCTAATTGAGGATATAGGGTTATGGCCATTGATAAGGAAAAGTCTTTTTTAGTAAATAATGGCCTAGATGTATATCATCAAGAATCAGGTTATGAGGTATCAGGGCCGTTTTATACGGGCGGTCCTGATATTCCTATTGGTTTAAATTTACCCGAAGAAACTATTTATGTTCAGAATAAATCTGATGGAATGGTTATTTGGCGTAAATTTGGAAACGATATAAACGATTGGTCGGTTCATGATGGATTGTTAAGAACTGACCCTGCTAACTATGATATTAAAGTTCCTATTGGTAGTGTCTATCAGTTATTTAATCGTGAGGTTAATGGTGAACTTTATGTTGATGGCGAGGTGTATATAATATGAGTGATGGAACATTAAATTTACCGAAAAGAAATTCAGCACCAACGACTCCCGGCTCTAATAGATATAAAATTTGGGTTGATAGTTTAGATAATGGTGTTAAATACACTGATGACATTGGTGTAACTAGAACGTTCAAGGGTGAGAAGGGCGATACTGGTGATACTGGCCCACAGGGTATCCAAGGTATTCAAGGCGACCCTGGAGTTGATGGAGCTGATGGCGCTGATGGAGCGACTGGCCCTATTGGTCCAATGAATGTTGAGCATATTGTAAATGATGCCCCATATATCACGCTTCCGAATTCGGCAAGTTTTCAATTTATACTAGGAGAGACTTTTAACGTTTCAGGTACAGGGAATTGTTTTTTAGATTTTTCAATGGCATTAACGCCTCATTCAACAAATAGCGATATGAGGTTTGAACTTTATATTGATGGAAATTATATCGATATAGAAAACTCAGAAGAATATCAAGAACTGGATAGTGCTCAAGCTATGTGGCGATCATATACTGGACTTATTCTTGGAAGTTTATCTGCTGGTAATCATACTATTAATTTGTATTTCCGCAAAGAAGCAACTGGTGGAACAGCTATATTAAAGCATTATTCCATGAAAGTAGTGAGGTATTCGTAATGTTTATTAATAAAACTAGAAACATACTTGATCTTAATGGATTTAATGATGCAGCAAAAGCTATTAGTCCAAAAATTAGGATTGTACTTAAACTAGGGACTGACAATTTAAGGTTTGATTTGTCTGAAGCATTAACTACTGAAGAAGAAAGTCAGATTGATGATTTGATTTCTAATTTTGTTGACACTGACCCAGCTTTAAAGGTTCCGAAGATATATGATTATGTGGTGGGAAGTTCATCCAATAAGCATCATTTCGCAATTAATTATAAAACTGAATTAACCAGAACTCTGATTCCCAAACGTACGATAGTCAGGGGAGAGGTGCAAAGGGTGGAGTGGTTTGCTTCGCTTGATGCAAGCTTGAATCCTACTGATAAAATAATAGATGTTCAGATAACCTATGTTAGAGATGTAACTGGGTTTGCTCAAAGCAGAACTACTACTAGAACATGGATTAACAAAGACGGCTCAGATAATGAGGAAGTAAAGATTACAAGCAAATATTACTTTATTAATCCATCAGATATGATTGACGAAGGACTGAAACGAAGGAAACTTTTGGTCAATAATCTCCAGATGCCTATGGTTAAGTTTATGTGTGAGGTTTTAATGCCTTTAGGCTACACGCAGCAAGCAGTTATTTTGATTGGCCGCAAGTTCATGGACGATTACGAAACAGAAATGAATAATTTCGTAGAAAACAGCTCGACAATAACAGACCCAGCAGACGAGGATTTCGGGAAAAAATCTATTGTAGTCAAAATTGAAAATAATGCCATGGGTGGGCCTAACGCCGATTATAACCTTTGGTTAGATAAAGCCCCACCATCTTTAGGTGGACTGACAACAATAAGACAATATTTAATAGCTGAGTTTTCAATATAAGGGAATAATATGCAATTAACTGAAAGTAATTATATAGATGCAAATGGGACTACGATTAAGGTGTATATATTAAATGAAATGGCAGTTTAGGGGGCAAATAAATGAAAAGATTTATTTTTTCAAACAACGGGACTCTTAGTGATCAGACAACTTCTTTGAGCGACTATCATCAAGGTACGTTTGTGATAGACTACACTCAAAATGAAGATGCAATCTATATTGGTAGCTCCTTACCCTTTAATTCTGTGTTTATAAGCGTTTCAACTCCAAATGCAATAGCCAGTCCACCAAGTGTTGCTCTATGGAATGGCGACTCTTGGAAAAACGCAGTAGACGTAATAGACGAGACAAATGGGCTTTTTAATAGCGGTTATTTAACATGGACGCCAAACAAAGATGAAGTTTGGCACATGGAAGATAGTGAAGATATTCCTGAATTAAGTACGCTAACTATTTATGATCTATATTGGATTAAAATAACTTTATCAGCCACAATTACGCCGACAACAGCTCTAAACTGGATTGGGCAAAAGTTTTGTAGTGACAATGACTTAACCAATGAGTATACGTTGTTTTCAAACTCGACATTTAGAGGAAATTATAAAGCTGGAAAAACATCTTGGGAAAACGAAATCATAATAGCATCAAGATTAATGGTTGAGGATATTAAAAAGAGAAGGGCGATAGAGAGTGGAGAACAGTTATTAGTTAGATCCATGTTGCTAGATGCTTGCGTGGCTAAAACAGCGCAGTTGATATTTAAAAACTTAGGTGATGATTATAAAGACGATGCCGAGAACGCAAAAAAAGAATATTACGAAAGAATAAATAAAGCAAACTTTGGTTCAGATAAAAACAACGATGGCAGATTAGATCCAAGCGAAAAAAGGGTGGTGGCAAATGTCCTCTATCAATAGCATCATAGACGCTTTAAGAGAACAAATCCCAACATATAGTGGGTTCTCTACCAAGAAAGAAATGTTAAATGCTTATTCGATAGAAGATAACCCTAGCACGTTTTTAAATGATGCATGGGGAATTGTAATATTATCAGGGGATAGAGCAGAAAGCGACTCTCCTGTCTATAATAACATAGTGACAACTCAAAGGGGTATAGGTGTTGTTCTATGTAGACCTGTCTATGATGTCCATGGAATAGGACTACAAGTAAATGAAGAGGTTAAAAATCTTCTGACTGATGCGGAAACAATTAGAAATAATTTTCTTAGTGTCTACAAATTCGGGGTTTTGCTAGGCGGTGAGAATGTCATTTATTCAGGAGATGACGGGGTTAATTTTCTTCAAAAAGAGGATGGATATAAATATATCTATACTCAAGTTAATTTTATTTTTGATACAATTGAAACAATTAATTAAAAAGGAGCATAAAAATGCTATCAGATCCAAGAACAATATTTGGGATTCATTCAGTAGCACCATACAACCGTACTACTGGTGAATTCTACGGGATAGCAAAGGTATTAGATAATTCTTCTATCGCTATTTCAAGTGAACTTATATCTTTAACCGGTGGAAGTCAGAAATTTCCATGGGCAGTAGAGAATGGCCCTACAACGGCAGAAATCTCTTTAAGTGTAGGTCAATATGATAATTTCTTATTGCAATTAGCATATGGTAAAGCACCAACAGAAAATGCTGCTGAGGCCACAGGAAGTATAACTACTTTAACAAATAAAAGCGGAACTCTGAAATCTGCCACTATTGGTATAGCTTCTGTTGGTATTACAACAGGCGATCATGGCGATCTTAAATTCGGCAAATATGTTGTTAAAGCAGTAAGCACAACCACTGTTGACGTTTTTGTTTCTAGTGATATTGATTTTGCTAGAGGCAACGATGGCAGTTATGAGAATGATTTATTAAAAATAACTTCTACACCACTAACAATAACAACTGGTGCTACTGTTACTTTACCAACGTACGGAATTGAGTTTGTTGGAGGGAGCGGCACTATTGCTTTGGTTTCTGGTGATACTGCTACTTTTGAAGTAAGACCTCCAAATACTAAATCAATGGATATAGTTATTGGTGGATCAAGCGATATAGTACCTGAAGTTGGTTTAATTATTTATTCTCAACAAAGAGGGACTGCTGAAATGTTTGAAATTGACGTATTCAGAGCTAAATTGACAGGTATGCCTTTTGGTTTTGCTAAAAATGAATGGTCAGTAGCAGAAATTACAGCACAAGCCTACTACGATTCAAGTCGAAATGGTATTCTTTCCATTAGACATATTTCTCCCGTTTAATACTTATAGGGGGAGGGTTTTCCCTCTCCTTATACTTCTCCTAGATGCCCTTAAGTCATTTTCTTTTAACATCTTTCTATCAGAGTGAAACGCAGCATAAACCATGAATAAAGAAACATTCCCATCAGCGTAGATCTTGGCGAGCCCCTTAATGAAATTCTTTTCATATGGGCTTAATCTCAATATAATTCTTTCTGTTAATTTTTCTTTGTGCATACAATTCTATTATGTCATCATATTATAATTTATGGGAGAATAAAAGAATGAACTTAACAGATTTAAAACCAAAAGAATCTAAATTAAAACTTTCTTCAATTGACAGAGAGCTAACATTGCGCCCTATTAGTTTATCGGATGAAGTTTGGCTATTAGAAACATACGGACAAGAGCAATTGACTCAAGTATTAGAGACTATAGACATAAAAGAAATATCAAGGATAGTTTATAGGCTAATAAAAGAAGATGATAAATTAATCTTTAAAAGCAAAGATGTTGTTTTTATAACTGAATCAGGGGAATCAATTGAAAAGAAGTTAGGTGGTCTTGAACTGCTTCGACATATGGTTTTTGGTTGGGATGATAAACTAGCATTGTATTACGCTTTGATTGACAATATTGGCGTAAGCAGACCTACACCAGAGAAGAATAACAATGAAAAAAAAAAGAAACTAGAGAAGTAAATTGGGCAGATATTTTTGATCTTTTAAGTAGTGAATATGGATGGACAACCGAATATATATGGACGCTAACGATGAGAGAAGTTGATTGGAGATTAAAGTCAATATTAGATAGAAAAAACCAACATATGGAATATATCGCAGCCGTCCACGATAAGAATATAAAAAAGCAAAGACATAACAAAGAGACTGTTAAAATAAGTGAAGAGCAAGAGAAAAATATCATGAAGGCCTTCGAGCATAGGCGAAAGGTCTTGACGGAGAAATCTGTCAAATAAGGTGGGTAGATCATGGAAGATCTATCTGCCTTTTTAACAAGGAAGTTTCAAAGTGGCAGAAGATAAAATAATTATAAAGTTTGATGGTGATATAGATGATTTAACGAAAAAGTTAAAAGATGTTGATTCATCTATCAAAGTGGTTAAGTCATCGTCAAGCGGTTTAGGTTCTTCTCTTTCATTGGTAGCTAAAACAGCATCAGCCGCTTTTGTAGTATTAACAGGTGCGGTAACAACTGCGATTGCTGCTTATAAAGATCAAGAGCAAGCAGAAATAAGAACAAGAAAAACAATAGAAGCAACAGGCGGAGCTGCTGGTGTAACAGCGGAAGAAATGTTTGATCTCGCAAAGAGTATGCAAGCAGTTACAACATTTCAAGAGGAAGCTGTTCTAGGTGCGCAAAACTTGTTATTAACATTCAAGAATATTGGTAAAGATACTTTCCCAAGGGCCACTGAAGCAGTTCTAGATATGGCCACTGCAATGGATACTGATTTAAAGAGTGCCGCAATACAACTGGGTAAAGCACTTAACGATCCTACTCAAGGGATGGCAGCACTAACAAGGGTCGGAGTAACTTTTTCAGAAGAACAAAAAAGACAAGTTAAAGCACTGCAAGATTCAGGCGATATATTCCAAGCACAGAGTTTGATTTTAAAAGAGTTAGAAAGTCAATTTGGTGGAGTATCAAGAGCCGCTACTAAAGGCACTGGATCTTTAATCCAAACTAAAAACTTGTTAGGTGATATTGTAGAAGAGATTGGTAAAGCAGTATTGCCAGCGGTTGAAGCAGTTAACACTAAACTACTTAATACCCTAAAGAGAGATGACAATTTTATTACCAGTTCAATAAAAGGTTGGGGACAAATAATAGAAAATGTTTTCGGGGAGAGTGCCGAAAAATCTAAAGAAGAACTAACTGGGATAGATACTGAATTAAAAAAGATTGATGAATCAATAGCAAAATTTGAAGGGAAGCTAAAGTCATTAAGGGAAAAAAAGCAAAGCGGATTAAGCTTTATTACTTTTAATAAAGATGATGAAGAAAGGTATCTTAAACTATTAGCAGATGCGCTTAGTGAGAGATCAGAATTATTAACAAAGCAAACTGAAATAGAGAAATCAATTTCTCAACAACAAAGAGAACAAGACCTTGCTTCTACAAAAAAACACCTAGATGAAAAATCTGCAATAATTCAGCAAGCAAAAATTGATGAGGATGCTTTTATAGAAGAAATTGAGGGATTGAAAAAAGAAAAACAAAGTGAAAGAGATAAAGAAATTAAAGAAAGGCTAGATGCTCAATTTGATCAAGCTAGGGCCGTTGCTCAAGAAGATATAAGGGCCGCTTTAAAAGAAAATCAATTAAGACTAAAAGAAGAAGTTAGATACGGAAAAGATTTAGCGACTTTAAAAGCAAAATTTAGGACTGAAGAATATCAAGGTGTAGCTTTAATGTTTGATAACCTTGCCCAGTTAGGTGGTACAGGAAATAAAACACTAGGTGCGATAGCTAAAACTGCTGCCATTGCAAGATCAGTAATGAACACTGCCGAAGGTGTAACAAACGCTTTAGCAAAAGTGCCCTATCCATTAAACTTTGCGGCCGCTGCATCAGTCGGAGCGGCAGGCGCAGTTCAAATAGCAAAAATATCAGCTCAACAATTCGCTAGAGGTGGAATGGTTGAAGGTGGTACGATTGGTAAAGATTCAGTCCCCATTGTTGCTCAACATGGGGAGCTAGTTGCCCCAAGACACAACTTTGACGAAGTTATTGGCTCAGTAAGGGCACTAAGAGAAGCAGAAAGGATACAGGGTGGATCTGGTGGAAATGGAATGACCGTAGAACTATCGCTAAAAGATGATCTTGGTGATTTTATAGAGGCAATTATATTAGAAAGGCGTGTGCTGGGGGTGGGCTCGCTTTGACATAGCTATCAGAAAACTAAAGGAGGATAAAATTGTCCCAGATAAAGTTAATGTACAAAAACAAGATCGACATAGATAATAATAATACGACAATTACAGTTACCGATTCTGTTGCAACAAACAATGGTCAATCAATTGTAGATTTTATTAGAAATAGAAATAACTCAAGTGCTTGGCTAACTACTGAATCAACAGACGCAGCTAACACTACTTTAGAAATCAATATGGCAGATGTCGAGTTAATAGATACAATTATATTAATAGGCCATAACCTCAAGTCATTTACAATCCAATATTTTGATTCTGGGTGGCAAAACTTCTCTACACCAATTGCAGAGACAAATAACGACGATTCATCTACGGAATTTACTTTTAATGAAGTTTATACTGGTAGAATAAAAATAGTTATTACTGGGACACAAGTAGCAGATTCTGACAAGATCATAAAGCAACTAATTATAACAAAATTACTTCGCAAGCTGGAAGCATACCCTGAAATAAAAAACGTTAGAGTATCAAGAAGCAGATCTATTAGCGAAATGATCTCTGGGAAAAGCAATTTTGTTAGCCAAGTAGGAGGATTTAAAGTTGATTTAAGATTAAAATACTGGAAAGACCCTGATGATTTAGATGCAATTGAGACAATATACACCAACAGGTTGCCTGTTTTGGTCTGGCTTTGTGGTGGAAATGAAGATCAGTTTTCATCAAAAAGAATTGGCTATAGAAAAGAAGATGTCTATTTAATGAGACCGGCCAACGATTATTCACCAGATTGGTTTAACAGTATCTATTCAACTGGTTTAGATTTAACCATTCAACTTATAGAGGCGGTTGATTAAATGAGTAGGCTAACTGTATTTATTAACACGTTTGACCTAAATGGAGAGTATTCTGGCTATACAGATATAACAAAATACGTAACCAGAAATTCATTAACTAAAATAAAAAAATCTATCGACTCAACAGAATATGACGTAGGGGTTATTAAAATAAGTAATTTTGATATCTCACTCTCGAATAAAACAGGGCTATTCAACGATACCAATTCTTTACGTTCGATGTTTAGATATAAAAGAAGCGACTCTCTTATAAAGATAGTTTGGGACATTAATGATGACTCTTTACAATGCGGAGCGATCTATACAAATAATGTTATATTAATTCCACCAGACGGAATAACAATCTTTGAGGGAATGATTAACGATGAGGCGACAACTCAAGATATAAAGGATCAAGAAATAACTTTCGCTTGTTTTGGTTTAGAATATTTACTAAAGAGAATGGTTGTCCCTTATAGCTCAATTAGCAACGGAGACACGCTAAATAATGCGCTATACACGATGCTAAACCAGTCCCCATTTAAGGAGCTAGTGACTGTTTCCCTTACAAATATATCACTGGGTAGCAATGTCCAAATAGATGATAAATCAGACTTAGAGAATAAGGTCGTTTATGACATACTAGAAGAAATATTATTAGTGGCCAATGCTGTTTTATATATTGACAACAATATTCTTTATATTTCACCACGGACGCCATCTAGTTCTTTAATGTATACTTTCTATGGGCAAGCATCAAACAATGGGATTGAAAATATAGAAAATATTGCCGACTACAAAAATGGGATTAGTAGACTTTTTAACCACTGGGTTTGGCCTGATACATCTTTGATTTCTTCAGATACGACAAGTATAACATACTATGGCGTTAAGTCCCACGAAGTAGAATCTGATTTAATTACTAATAACACTAGTAGGCAAACTGTTTTAGATAGTTTAAAGAGCGAGTTTTATTTACCCAAAACAGAAATGACCATATATACAAAGTTGACACAAGCCAAGATTGGATTAAAACTATTAGATAAAGTAAATATAGATTACCCATTGATCCCTTATGCTGGTGAAAACGAGACAATCCCTATATATGGGCAAGCTATTTATGGAGTTAATAAATACCCATTAAGTGAATATGCCTTTTCAATAACTACTGATACATATTTTAAAATTATAAGCATTACTTATGATTTAAAAAAAGAAAAAATAGAATATAAATTAAGGGAGATTTGATGGGAAGCAATACATTATTTACAACAACAGAGGGAACGACAATATTCACAGACGATGTTAACCAATATAAAACTGCACTTTCTGGCGATATTATCCCAAGGAATGCTGCTGGTGCGATCACTGATATAGCAGGGTCTCTAGGCACTAGTTCAATAAAGTTTTTAAAAGCTTTTATAGCTAGTGGGTATTGGGACGTTGGTGATATTAAACCACACCATAGTTATAATGGAGCAGCTCCAATAGGGCAGGGTTGGTACCCGTGTCTTACTGGGGAGACATTGGTTACGATGGCAGATGGGAGCCATAGAGAAATAAAAGAATTAGTTGAAAGCAGATCCACAGACATGGTATTGTGTCTAAACCAAATCACTGGTGAAATAATAAGCAGCAAAATTACAAACTGGTATAAAACGCCCTCAAAAAAAGATGATTATATCCAAATAAAAACCGTCGATGGTTGTAGGCCTGTTCATACCAGAATGACACCCAATCATGAATTGTGGGACGGTGCTGAATGGGTGCCATCTGGATATGCAAGCAAGGCATTCTTAAGGGGTAAAAAACTTAGCAAGATACAAGAATCAATATTAGCAGGTACACTAGTTGGTGATTCTTCTATAGAGGGAAAAACGGCTAGAATAAAAAGCGTCCATTGCGAAAAACAAGAAGAAATGATTGCTTTTATCGCCAAAGCATTTAGAAACTATAGTATAAAAACTTTCAAAGCCAGAGGGAAGAGCTATATAAACATTAATGCGGATGGTTCTTTTAATAAATTCAAAAACATAACAAGAAAAAATAACTATCAGTTTTTTCATAAAGAACTAGGTTTTTATTTCGACGAAATATCCTTGGCCATATATTACATGGACGATGGATTTATGAGAAAAGATAACAGATCGAACTGGAGAGCGGCAGGCTTTGCAGTCAGCAACGATATTGAGTCAGCACAAAATTTTAAGTCTATATTAAAAGAAAAATTTGAAATAGAGGCCAACGTATATACGAGAAGTACAGGGTTTAATGATGTTCTAATAGGTGCAGCAGAAGCAAAGAAGTTTTTTAAGATTATTGCTCCATATATTTTAAAATCTTTTGAATATAAAATACCAAGCGAATATGAGTGTGGGAGCGATAT